CCAAGCCTTCTGACGTGCCCGGGTTAGGCTTAGGCCTTGGGCTACTGACGCGGGAACGGCCCGTCTTCGGTTAGGGTTGGGCATCGCCTAGGACTTGGGTTGATAAAAAGATACGACTGCCCGACCACAGGGAAGGGCTAAGGAGTATCTAACCTTACCTGTAGGGTAAGGACGGAATGTCTGTCGGAATGTCCGTGAAGGCATAAAGACGTTTTAAGGTGGGGGTATGGCTTGGACTAGGGGAAGGTAGCCACCTAGTAGTCAAAAGGTCGTGGCGACCCCTTGGAGGGGCTGGAATGACCCTTCTGGGTAGCCTGCCCGTCCTGCATGACTGGTGGGGCGTACTCCCAACGGATTTGCCCGTCGTCGGCGTGGCACAGGTTAACGTGACCGGCGAAGCGGTCGTTCGAGTCCTTGAGGCCAGAGCGGGACTGGCGCTTAGAGAAGCCGAAGCGGTAGACGGCCCGACCGTCCGAGGTGTTGGCCTTGGTGCGGAACAGGTAGCCCGAGTCGCGGGCGAAGTTAACCCACTCGGCACAGCCGGCCCCGAGGTAGGCAAGTTGCTGCGGGGTCATCGCGTCGAGATCGTCGGCCGACTTGGGCTTGGTCGTGTGATGCATATACAGTAACGCGGCCTTAGTCCGTTGAAGCATCTCGAAAACGCCACCAGGTCCGCGAAGGAAGGCGGTCGTCTCGGCTTGGTCGGCGATATCGAAGTTAGCGTAGGCTAGGAGGGGGTCGGCGATGATAAGGTCGATGCGGTGCTTCTCGACCATCTCGCCCAGGTACTCGATAAAGGGGAAGCCCATCTTAGCGGACTGACGGACGAAGATGAGGTTCTCTTTCAGCGCACGGCGTTCGGGCTCTACGAGTTTAGCGGTCGCACCAATGAGCCCTTCAGCTGCGTCCCCAAAGTCGTTCTCGGCTTGGACCATAAGGATACGCAAGGGACGGACGGGCTTGAGGCCGAAGGGGGCTTTGCCTAGAGCCCAATGGACTGCGAGGTGTACCGCGAGGGATGACTTACCCGTGCCGGAAAAGCCGACGATTTGAAACGGGTAGCCTTGGCAAATCCAACGGCGGTCGGCTCCGATCAGGACGGTCTTGTCGTCCTTAGCGTCGAAGGCCATCATAGAGTCTAGGTCGAAGTATTCGGTCGAGGTTTCTTTGCCGTGGCCCTTGCGACGCGTTAGGCTCTTAGCAAGTTGCTCTTGGGCTAGGAGGATGGCCTCGGGGTCGGCACCAGCCTCGTTAACGACCTGCAGGACGGCACGGGCTTGCTCGGCTATCTTGCGGAGGTTAAGGGCTTTAATCACCGCATGGCTCCAAGCCTTATTCGGCTGAATGAATTGCCCGGTGGTCGATAGGTCGGAGACGGCGAAGGCCTCGACGGGTGAGCCGAGTTCTCGAAGGCGCTGCGTGACGGTCAGCTCGTCGGGGGTCGTGCCCTCGTCGATGAGCCCGCTGATGGCGGCGGCTATGTCTTGGTGGCGAGGCTCAAAGAAGTCGGACGGGATGAGCCCATCGGGTAGCGGTAGGCCTTGAGCAATTGAGACGGCAAGGAGATGCCGTTCCGCGTCTAAGGCAGAGGGTGGAGGTAATTCCATATGGCTTGGAGGTAGGGGTGCGGACTAAGGGGCTTAGGTCTTCTTTGGTCGAGTCTTTTCTCCGTAGTGGGGCATTGGGTAGGGTTTGGCGTTTTTGCGGATTGACCGGCGATAGATGCGTTTGTCGATGAAGCCTAGTTTGATGCCCTTCTCTAAGTTATCCCATGCGGAGTTGCGGGACATCTTCCAGCGCGTGGCCCACTCGGCGACGGTGCGATAGCCTGGGGCGGGCGTCTCGGCGGTCTTGTGGATGGCTGACATGACGCGGAGTAGCAGAGCGTCGGGCTTACGGTTGCTCATGGCTTGGCCTTGTCCTGTGCGTTAAGACCGATGCAATACTCGATGGCGTCGTGGGCCTTCAACTTGTATACGAAGTTCCGTCCCTTGAAGAGGCAGGAACGACCATAGACGAGGCCGGGCTTTTGCTCGCCGATATAGTCTGGGTCGGTGTCCTCGAAGTAGTAGCGGACTTGCCCGTCGTCGCCGTACCCGATGTAGATTTGCCAACGTGGTCTTGGGTTGTCGCTCATGGTGTGAAGGTCTTAAGTTCCGTCTGCCAGATCCACTGGTCGCCCATCTTGTGGATTAGCCAAGCTTTGTAGTCGCCCCCAGCGGTAACGAAGCCGGCGACAAAGCCCGAGCCCCACCGGGCAGTCGCTAGGCGGTGCGAGGCGTAGGCCATCTCGTCCTTGAGGCATAGGCAACCAGCGGAGAAGGCGTTCCCGCCCCCGTGCTTGGTCAACGCGACGCTTGCGAGGTTGTGCGTGTGTCCGTGTATCAAAGCCCCGCCGCGCTCGGCGTAGTGCAGTCCCTGGACGACTGTACCGTTGGCGCCGTGAGCGTAGCCGTGGACCATAGCGACAGGCCCGAGCCGATAGACGCCCTTGTCGGCGTGGTAAGGCAAAATGACCTTGGCACCGTTCTGTCGGGCCGTGCGGTTGATGCGGTCCTTGAGGTCGGTGCAGTAGTCGCGCACGATGGCCTGACCGTGGCCCTGCATAGAGTCTAGGCGGTGTTCGTGGTTGCCCCAGAGGTAGACGTTGGGCTTCCACTTGGAGAAGAAGTCCTCGCCCGCTTCAATGTCCAGCTGCAGAGACTCAGCGCCTTCCTTGTCCGTGCCCACGCCCTTACGGAGGGAGCGGAAGTCGTAGTGATCGCCGCCGGCTACGCGGATGTCGGGCTTAAAGTCTTTGGTGAAGGCATACAGCGCCGCGAGGGCTTCGGGGTCTGCCATGTCGCCGTGACTGTCCGAAGCGAAGATGAACTTGGTTAGTTTGCTCATGCTTTAGATTGGTCGGGCTTTGCCTTTAGTTTGGTCGGCCCCTTGTATCTGCCGTGCTTTTGTTTGTGACTGAGAAAGCGGAGGCCTTGACGGACGGCGGCGTTATACATACCAGGAGCCGAGAAGCCGAACTTGATGGCGGTCTCGGTGGCGGTCAGCCCTTCGGCGATGCCCTGGGCGGCGGCTTGTGCCATCGTGAGCCGTCCCTTGGCTAAGAGGTTAGCGTGTTCGTCGTTAAGGCGGTGCGTGTGGGTCGTGCCGCGTCCCCATTCGAGACGGCGCCGACAGCCGGGAGGCCAGATGATGCCATGACGGCAGACAAAGGCCTCGATGGTCTTAAGGGTCACGCCCGCAATCTTAGCGGCGTCAGCAGTTAGCCAGGAGCCACGGATGGCTTCCCTGATGGCCTTGGCGATGTGGCGGTCGGTCGGGTCTTTGTAGTCGTCGACCCGGATGTGTGGCTTGCTGTCGTAATGCGGACAGGTGGCGAGAAAGCGGAGGCGGTCGATACTTACGCCCCAAGCCGTCGACATTTCCGCTAGCTCGTCGTCGGTGGGTATGGACATGATCAGAACTTGTCCGAGGTCTTAACGGCGTTCCATGCTTCAACTGCGTCGTCTTCTTCCGTGAACTTGCCAATAGAGTTAACCAGGGTATCCCCGGCCTTGAGCAAAGCGTCGATGCCGTTGCGGTAGCGGTTCAAGTCCTTCTCCGAGATGACGACCCATTGACCGTCCTCGGTCATCTTCAAAACGTTGGCGAGTTGAGCGTTCAAGTCCTGTTGCGCCTTTAACTCAGCGAGTAGGCGGTCGATAGTCTGCTGCTTGGTTTCTTTGCGGCTCATAGTTCTAGGTGTTTAGCGACTGACTTGCCGACCTCACGGATGGTGACGGCGGTGTTAGGTTTAAAGACGTAGGTCTGGGTCGGGATGCAACCCTCGAGCATCTCGCGGATGCTGGCGGCCTCTTCGTTATTAGCCGGGCCGACGCCTTCGGTCTCGATGTGAAGATGGATAACGCGCCAGCCGCGGACCTCGTTCATCAGCTGCTTAGTGACGACGACCTCGTTGATGTACCGGGTGTCGGTGACTACGACGTGCCCGCGCTCACGGGTGGCGGCCTCGGTGAGGTTGTAGACGAAGACGTCCTTGTGGATGGATCGGGCGAAGCGACCTAAGGCGACGAGCGTCTCGCGGTGGGTGGCCTTGACTGTGTCATCGTGGAAGTTAACCGACAGGCCTAGGTTGATGCTGAAGTCATTAGCCGCGTCCTTGAGGGCATCGGCAAAGGCAATCCGCTTGATGTCCTGGGAGTGTCTAATCATCCCCTCGGCGAACGTGTCCTTACCGCAGCGGGCGTAACCCGAGAGGAGGACGATGGTCTGGGGGGTCTTGAGTCTTGCGCTCATCTTACCAGTCGGTCGGGGTTGGGATGGTCGACGCGGCAACGCCCTTGCCCTTGGGGAAGTTCATCTTGTATTTGAATTGTGGACGGCCCTGCCATTCGCCATCGGG